AGCCTATCTAAGAGTTGAACCTAACGGGACGATCAGTGTTGTCAGCGTAACGACAGGGCAGGTCCTCGGGACGCTGACGCTGTCTGGTCCTGGGCTGCCCGAGCAGGCTTTGTCCCCGACGACGAGTCCATTTACGTATAAGGCCACCGGAAGTGGATTCATCGTAGCAAATGAGGGACGCCTCGAGATTCAACGCTCAGGAGCATGGTACGTCGTCTCGCCTGCCGGTGGCTCGGTGACGCTGAGACAAAATGACTCGATTCGCGTCACGTGGTTCTCATCAACTGTCCCACAAGTTGTCTGGTTCCCTGATGTCTAATCCAACATTCAGTGATCCGATTCTGGAAGAAGCACTCAACGAGTGCCATAGGACTTACGTTGGGCCTGGTCTCTGTACACTGTGGGAACATCTGCTGGCAAGATACGAATTTCACAGACTGCTCGTCGAACGTAAAATGCTTGATCCAAAGCATGCTGATAGATATCCAGATGACCAGTTCTATTATTTCTAGCTCGGCGCCAAAGGCTGAGCCTCAAGTCGAGTCGATGGGCTGGAATGAGTTCTGGTTGCACGGCCAACGGCTGATGCGAGAGCATGCCATGAGGTTCGATATTCCTGACCTCATTGCATACATTGGTCCCCGCGAGGCGCTGCAGCAGGCTCAGGACAATGGAACGTTGGCGATCTACGTTGCACGCGCCGAAGGCGGACTGCTTTGTGGGTACATCGGATGGCAGATCGGTAAGCATAATGGGCTGCCGGGGGCTCGCGTCGCGCATATGGGGCCATGGTACGTACAACCTGCATGCCGTGCGAAGCGGACGGGCTTTGCGCTGATGTCGCGTTCGCTGGCGAATTTGCGAGAGCGCGGATGTGACTATGCGTTGATTACGCTTCCGCTGCGTGGACGGCGCCGGCGGCGAGAGCCATTCGGCGTCGCATTCGAAACTACATTCTTACGCAGGTTGTCTGATGACTGCTAAGCCAAAACAAGTCGAAATCTATTCGACGGATGATCAGCCAGAACAAGTTGAAATCTACTCAACAGATGATCTCTATGTGAGACAGATTACCTGCAAGGCGGGGATGATAATTCCGCAGCATTCACACGTCTGGGATCATCTGACGATGGTTGCCTGTGGCTCGGTGTTCTGCTGGAAGGATGACGAGTTCATTGGACGATTTGTCGCGCCCAGGGCTATTAAAATCGAAGCCGGGGCGAAGCACAAATTCGCAATCCTCGAAGACAATACTGTTCTGTATTGTATTCACAATCTGCGCGGGGAGAAACTCGTCCAGGTGCTCGAAGAGCACAATCTCTTAGTGAGTAACTGAGATGCCAATTGGAATTGGTACGGCAGCCCTCGCCGGCGGGGTACTCTCCGGGGTTAGCTCGATCTTCGGCGCCGGTAAGGGCGCCTCTGCAGCGCAGTCTGCGGCGCAGACGCAAGCCCAGGCTGCACAGCAGGCAGCTCAATTACAGTTCGCACAGTTTCAGCAGACACAGCAGAACCTTGCGCCCTGGATGACTGCGGGCCAGGAGGCCCTTAGTGGGCTGCTGCCGCAGGTGCTGCCGGGGGGTGGGTTGACTGCGCCGGTCTCGACGTGGGGTATGACGAATGAGTTCTCGCCGACGATGGCCTCATTGGAGCAGACACCAGGCTATCAATTCACGCGGCAGCAGGGCCTTCAGGCCGTTACGAACTCATACGCACCGCAAGGCCTGGCAGGGTCCATCACCGGCCGATCCGTGTCACCGAGTGGGCCGCTGGCAGCTGGCCAGACTCAATATGCCTCTGGCCTGGCCTCGACGACCTTTAATCAGCAATATCAGAATTGGCTGGCAGGGCAGCAATTCCAACTCGGTCAACGGCAGCAGCAGTACAATATGCTTGGAGGCATCGCCGGAAGCGGACAGAACGCCGCGGCAGGGCTCGGCTCGTTGGGCCTCCAGGCCGCTACCGGGGCGGGGAACTTCCTGACGTCGGGCGCTGCGGCGAGCGCCGCCGGCACGATTGGTGCGGCGAATGCAGCGATCGGTGGAGTTAGTGGTCTGGGCGGAGCCGCCTCGAATACGGCCTTGCTGCTGGCCCTGAATAATCAGGGCCTCTTCGGTGGAGGCGGTGGGACTGTGCCGTACAGCGGGGGGTATAATCCAGCAAACACCGCAGTTGATCAGAACTTCTCAGCGGGGCCATAAGATGAGCGAACAGCGTAATGGCGGGAGCCTCGTCGGTCAGTGGCATGATGCTTCGCGGGCGGCCTACGATAAAGTGAGTGAGGCCCACGGTCATCTTAAGAATCTCCGACTCGAGCTGGACTCGCTCTTGAAGCTGGGCGATCTGGTGAGTTCTGAGGACGTCATCAAGTCTGCGGCGAACCTGGTCGGGAAGGGCTTCGGCCCACAGGAGATGGCGACGATGCTGAGTGATATGCCGGAGGGGGGCGAAGCGCTTGGGCAATGGGTCGCGATGCATGACCAAGGGGTGAAGGAGATGGAGCAGAGGGCCGGCGGGATGGTGGGGGCGGCACGGCATCAAATGGGGTTGTCGGCGGCGCATGTCTTGATGGGGCATGGCGGGCCGGGTGGCGGGGCCGGCGGGGCGGTTGCGGGGGCGCGTGGCGTGGCATTGCCGATGCGGGGTACGGATGGCGGCCCCATGGGAATTGGCCCCTTGGCGGGCACCGCCGGGGCCGGCATCGCATGACCCCTAAGGAGCTTTTCGAGATGGCTCGCTGGATATTCGGCGATCTTAACGAATGGTTCCCTGAGTTTCATAAAGACTTTTGGACCTATGGGCTAGATCTTGCTGAATTACGGCTAGTCAAGCGAGTGGCTTTAGCCGTAGAATTATGGGAACTTACTGATGCCAGTTGATCCCGACATTTCACTGGGGATTCGTCCGCCGCAGCCTTACGGGGGCGCTGACAGCGCACTGGGGACTGTCGGCCGGATGGCGACTATCCAGAACGCTTTGAATCAGAATGCCCTCTTCCAGCAGACCTTTGCCGCTCGGCAGGGAATGGGGCAGATCTTCGCGACCAGCCCGGATACGGACACGGCATTTGCACGGATAATGCAATCTCCTTTCGCCCCGTTTGCAATGGAGCAGGCTAATCAGTGGAACCAGATGCAATCTGCTATGACGCAGCGGAAGCGAGTCGAGCAGGAGATTGGACAATCGGGCCGGGAGACGTATCTCAAGTTGATGATCGGGGCGTACAATAATCCGGGAATGCTGCCGCATCTTAGCGAGTCGGCAAAGGCGACTCTACCGGATAGCGAGGGCGGTCGCATGGCCTCACAGGCCATTGACAGCATCAATCATTCGCTTGTTGATGGCTTGGATATTAATGCCCTGAATAAGGGCGATCCGAAGGCGACTGCCGAGTTCCATTCGCGGATTGCAGGATTAGCAACTGCGAGTGGGACAACGCCAGAATCCATCAGGGGGCTGTCGGGAGTGCCGGCGCCACAGTGGGTCTCGGGCGTCGGGCCACAAGGGCAGCCAGTTAGCGGGTTCGCCGGAGGTCCAGTGTATGGCACGGGAATGGCTGGGCTTGGCTCCACCGCGAGCGGCAGCGGGCTGTCGGCTGGCCTGATGGGTCCGACGACTTCGACCGAGGAGACGATGAAGTCGACTGCGCGGCAAATGGGTGATGTTTCGCAGAGGATGTACGAGACGGGCGCAGCGCTGCCATCAGCGCTCAATCGAATTAATGAGATGCAACAGGCCATCGGCGAGCGCGGATTCCAAGCTGGTGGCGGTGCTGAGATGCGAGGTAGGCTCGGACAGGTAATGCAAGGCTTGAAGAATGCTGGCGTTGGCATTAGCCAGGACATGATCGACACCGTTGCGAATAAGTCTCTCTCTTCTACTCAGGTCTTCCAGGCCTTCAGCCGGCCAGAGGTTATCTCCCAGCTGAAGGAAGCTGCCCAGGGCACGGGTCGCGTGATGCGCAGCGAGGTCGATGCATTCCTTGCCCTGCTGAATCCGAATGTTGACCCGGAGACTATTCGTCAAATGCTGAATACGGCGAAGTACGATGCCGCGACGAAATATGACCAGATGCAGAAATTTACCGAGTTCCGGAAGGCAGGTGGGACTGACCCGCAGCAGTTCATCGCGGATTATAGCAGGAATCTTGATACGTATGGGCTGCCGACACGGGCACCAGGGGGATTGGACTTCAGTCCTATTCCAGCAAGTCAGGTAAAGGGTGCTGCTCCTGGGGGCGAGACGTGGCGCGGCTGGGGCGAACAAGGACAAATCAGCCAGGGCGCCGTCCGTCGTCTGAGGGCAAATCCGAGCGAGGCCCCTCTATTCGAGCAGCACTTCGGGCTGCCACCTGGTGGAGCCCAGCAGTATCTTCCACGAGGCAGATAAATGCCGGATAACCCGTACGCACAATTTGATGGGCCAGTGACTGCGCCGCTGGCGGCGCAGGGTGGGAACCCGTATGCTGAATTCGGTACGGCGCCGCCGCCCGCCCCGGTGGCATCGAGTGTGCCGATAGCTGCGGCGCCCTCGCATGCGATGCCTGCTGCAATGCGTTGGCCGTTGGGACTCGGTGCAGCCACAGCGTACGGAGGGCTGACTGCGTTGGGGCTGCCTGGCGAAATCGAGCGCCTGGGTACACAGTATGTGGCCAATCCGCTGTCGCGAATGATGGGGCTTTCGCAAGATACAAGTGGGCAGACATTCTTCCCAACGACGAAGGATATGCTTTCGCTGGCACCGGGACTGTCGACTGCGCTGGGTGGACCGTTGGCTCCGCAGTCTGGCGCCGAGCGATTGGCACAAGGAGCGGCCTCTGGCCTCGGGTCGACTATGCTTCCAGCACTGGCTACTGGTGGTACTAGCGTCCCGTTGGCTGTTGCGAGTGCCGCTGGCGGAGCCGCCGGCGAAGGTGCTGCCATGATGGGGTTGCCTCCGGCGTTGCAGGTCGGTGCGGGGATGGCCGCCGGGCTTGCTACGCATGCGGCAGGGGCGCTCGCCGGAGCGCGGACGCTGCCACGAATAGCTAGTGAATTGGGCTCATCGAGGACACTTGAAGAGGCCGGCTCGGTTTTGCAAGATGAGGCGCAGAATTGGCGTAATACTGTGATGCCTCAGAGTATAAATGAGGCGGCAGCGCCGTTGGATGCGATGATCCCAGGCGAAGCCGTAAGCGCCGCCGGCAACTTCGGCACGGGCCTTTCGGATTTAATCAGCAAGGGCGGCAGTTCGGCCAATGCAGTCAGGTATTTCCTGGATACAACTGAAGCCTCGAAAGGTGCGCTCGGGCAAACCGCAAATCGAATGAATGATTGGCTCAAGGCGTCGCGCATTGGTCTCGCTGGTGCCCCCGAGGCGCCGACGATGACTTGGGCTGAGATGCGAGATTTTCGGACAGAGCTTGGGCAACATATGCGGACGGCACGAGAGAATGAGAAGCCAGCACTTGAAAGAATCTACGGCGGCCTGACGCAGGATATGGGGGGACTTGCACAGCAGTACGGTGCAGGGGACCAGTTCGCTCGATTTAATATCGTTTCAACGCTGGCGCATCAATTGGACGCCGGGCCGATTGAAAAGATACTGTCTGCGCAGCAACCGGGAGATGCGGCGGCGCGGCTGCTGGCCGGTGCGCGACGCGGAGGAGAAACATTAGAGACATTACGTGGAGTGCTGCCGACGGGTGTTAACGAGCTAGCCGCGGCGCATTTGAATATGAATCCTGATGCAAGGGCATGGGCAAGACTGGCGCCAGAGGGGCAATCTGCTCTAGTGCCGCAGGCGGCGGACCGTAGCATCATTGAAAGAACTGGACCAGTTAAGGGTGACCCTGGGATCGGGACGAAGATGCTGGAGAGTCTCGTCGGTGGTGCTGTCACGGGGGCCGGAGCCCGCATTCTGGGTCAGGCTCTTGTGCCTGGTATGAATCCACTTGTTACGGAAGCCGCTGGAGAGCTTGTCGGCAATGCTATGCCGTTTGCCTGGAGGGGAATGGTGGGAACAGTCCGTCATCCGGCGTTGACGCTGACGGGAGGCCTTGCCGGCGGCATAGGCGGGACGTTGCCCTAGGGGCCGTATTTTTTCTCTGCGTGTGCGATGAGGGCTCCGACGATGAGACCGAATATAAAGGTAAGAATTACGAATGCGAACATTTGAGGGACTCCTTTAAGATGACAGCTCCTGTTCCTGCAAGTGTTGAGACATTGGCCGTCCAGTTGGCGGCATTGGATCGTCGGCTGACAGATGCACTGACTGCTCGGGATCGTGAAGAGAAAATTCGTGTTGATGAGCTTGCTGCCTGGCGCGGGGCCCATAATGGCTTGCTGGAGATGAATACGAGAATTTCAGAGAATATGTTGACCAAGGCAGAATATGACCAGCGGCATAAGTCTCTCGAAACCAAGATTGATACTGATTTGAAGTTTGTTAACCAGCGACTGACTGCGATGGACGAGGATCGAACAGCGATTAAGCTCAGTGTTACGACGCTGATGGCGCGTGCTGGGTACATCTCTGCGGGGTTTGTAATGGGGGCTCTGGGTTTACTGATTGCTCTGTCTAATGTTCTACTCGATTTTATCCATCCAGCAGTCTCTGTACTCTCTGGAGTGAAACCCTGATGTCGAACCTGACTCTCATCGTTGTCGTCCTTGTGCTGCTGCTGGTCTTCGGTGGTGGTTTTGGCTATCATCGTTGGGGCTACTCTGGTGGCCTCGGTATCGGCGGTGTTGTGCTGATCGTGCTAATCTTATGGCTCTTATTTAGGTAGCCGCCGGTGTCGGCGGCTGGGAGGACTGACTGATGGGTATCTTTGACCGCCGTGATATTGCTGACCTAAAGCAACGTATTGACAAGCCAGGCTGGCTTTCGCTGACACGAAGCGCTGTCGCCAGTGTCGCCAGTGCCGTTGGTGGCTATGATATTCCGCCAACACCGCCCCCTCCAGGCATAGTTATTGATACCAATGGCCTTGTATATCTGCTTCTCTACGCAAATATTGGGCTATCTCAGCAGATACAAGCCCAGCAGATAACCTTTCAAAATCAACTGACAACCTTGCAAGCCCAACTGACAACCTTTCAGACAACAGCGCTAAATCAACTAGCGGCGATCGTCGCGGCACAAGCCGCGAATCAGACGGCCACCATTCAGTTGTTTGGCGCAGTTGAGGCTACGCTGGCGGCAGTTCTGCAACGAGTGCCACCGGCGCTCGCGACGAATGTCGACAGCGTAGTTACTACCCTCGCAACCCTGACGACTAGGATTGGAACGATCATGTCACTACAAGACGACATCAACACAGCACTTGCGAATATGGACACGGTAATTCAGTCCGTCGCTGATGATCTTGCAAAGTTCGCGGCCGACCTGGCAGATGCAATCGCGAATAATAATACAGCGGCTGCGCAGGCGGCGCTCGACGGCATCAATTCTCGTGTCACGGCTCTACAGAACGTTGTGACGGCGAATCCAGCTCCTTAAGGAATCGGCGTAAATTTTAGCCCGAGTTGGGCTAGGGAGAGTAGCATGTCCAGGTATATGGGAGCACATGGTCCGTTCCCAGATGCCTGGGCTGCTCTCTTTAATTCGGCAATCGTCAGAATTCCTATTGTATTGCCCGGGCCGAGCGTTCCAGCAACCTGTGAGACTCCAGCGAAACACTGGACGTCACCAATCATTCCAGTCAGTGTTGCGATCTTCTGTGCAGTAAGGGCATCGGCTTGAATTGTCGGGGCAAGGCTCTGAATTGGGCCAGTTGTGCAGCTAGTAGCCAGTAGGCTGGCTATGATTATTATTTGGCGTATATGGGACATCCATCAAGCTCCTGTCTATGGTTTGATGGTCAAAGACCATCCATCAAACCCATCCGAATATTGCCGCAACGATCACCACCGCTACCGCAATCAAAATTGCAACGCCTATGGCTTCGCCTAATTCATCCATGGCTGCTCCGACTGCTACTGCTGTTCAAAAAGAACATCGAATCTCATGACGAGTGCTGCATGGCCTAGTCCTTTGCCGTTGCCAAAGTCGTCAATTTCAGGTAAGATCATTGTTTCATCGCTGACTAGTCGCAAAGAGCAGCCTTCTCGTTCGACTATCAGGGCGTCCTTGAAATTCTCTGGAATCTCCAGGGAGAGAAATTTTGCAGAAGACGGAATCCTTTGCGCGAGGGCCTTAATTGCAGGTTTTAGAAATTTCTGTCTGAACTCATCTAGGGTCAATTCGAGGTCTGAATACTCAACTAAGAGGTCAACGTGAAGTTGTTCTTTCTGAGGTCGCTTATTTAATTCTTCTATGAGCATTTCGATTGCTCCGGCAGCGATGCCGGCGACAGTCAGCTTCTCCATTTAGATTTTCCTCTCTGCTGCTGCTGGCTGCCCTTCGCCGACTACTGGCGCCGAGCCAGGCGGATGCGTAAAAAGACCCCCCAGGCCGACGCAGGCGACGCTGGCGGCAGAGAAGTATCCTGACCAGAAGCCGGGAACGACATGCTGGAATGCGCCGAAGACGATGGCCAAGGCCATGAATATGAGCGCGGCTGTTCGGAGGCGATTAGTTACGGTCATTATTCAATGCTCTCTCGGAATATGAAGTCAATAAAAATTGGAATACTTGCGAAGGATGTTATAAACATTATCGCTCCTAATACTAAACAAAGGACGAAATGATGTCTCTCCCAATCTCTAATAGGATCATAATGTTCTATAGGAGGGGGCATAATCGATCCCATTAGGAGACTCATCATAGTAATCGTCCAGGCTGTGATGAACAAGACCAGCATGAAATTTTTAAGAAATCTTATTAGGATGTGGGTCATTCGACGATCACTTTCACTCTAGCATTCAGTGCTTTTTGGATGTCGTAGGCTATTGCAGCCAACTCCCCTCGATCTAGTATTAGTTCGATAATATCAATTTTGCCAAAAGAGTCTGTTCCTGACGCCGTTAGCTTAAACACATGACCTCCTAATGTTTCAATACTAACTATAGAATCATTCATGTTTCTACCTCGCTGCGAACGTCATCATCTAAGATTGTCTTTATTCGAGCTGCGTCTGACTGACGGCGCTGGCGGCGCGGGAATTTGATCTCGACGATTGACCAGTACTCAAAGAGCTGCTCGAGCTCATCGATGGCTCGCGCAAGGCGACTGGCCTCGACCCCAGTGACATGTTGCTGTTCGCGCTGTAGCCGACTGATGTGCCGTTGGATGTCGGAGACGAACTGCTCACGGGCCTCCTCCGGCGTGCGGCAGTGGATTACGAAATGAGTCATAATCAGGGCCATACGCTGAAGACTGTTAGAATGTCATCGACTCCTAAGTACTCGATGGATGGAGGCTCCAGCCAGTAGATGCGCTTATGACGCAGTCCAGCCCATTTAATCTCGCGGTGAGTCGATTCGCCGATGTAGCCATCCTTGTTGAGGACGAGTATGGCATCGGACTCCTCGATCTTTGCGAGATGTGCCAGATCTAGCGTTTCTTTCTCCCCCTCCGTATACCATGATTTCGAGCCCTCGACTGAGGGAAAGGTCATCAACGAGTAGGAGATATGACCCAACAAGCCGAGGCGTTTGTTCCATTCGTGCCAGAGGGGCTCGAACCGGGCGCTGCCACAGATTGTGAATTTCACCTTTCAGTTCTCCTTTCTAGTGTGGGCTGCTATTCGACGCCGGGGGCACCGAATCTTGGTCGCGGGAGCCACGTATCTTGCGTACCGGCGACCCGGACAATTAGATCCATCCGTTCCGCTAACATGAGGACGGAGGGAACTTTCTCGGAAGGAACGCGCTGACTTAAGAATGTCGCCATCAGAGAGCCAGGGACTCCTGGCTTCTTTTTATCTTTTGACCACTGGTTGATGACGAAACGATGCAGCTCATCGATGACCTCGCGGTCGCTCTTCCCGCGCATCTCGCGGAAGATGTCGGGCATCAAGATCTCGGCGTCGAGGAGCCACCGTAAGGCGCGCAGGATATCCGAAGGTCTTATGACTAATTCGTGCCGGGCGGCGATGGCTGAGATCATCGACAGCTTGATGATGAACATGGTCCGTGAACGGTTGTAATGGAGTAGCTTGCTGTGGATGGGAATGGGCCACTCGTCGCAGACATCGGGGAAGAGCGGGTCGGCCAGCCGCTGCCGCCAGTCAAAGTTGAATTTGGAGATGAGTTCGGAAGCCTCGGAGGTCCATTGGACGGGACCGGACAGAAGGGCGACGACCCCCAGCAGCTGCAAGAGGTACTCCTCCGTTTGCTGTGTCGGGTCGCTGCGTTCGAAGAGCGGATTAATCGGACCCTCGGAGGCATAAATCATCAAGATCCTTCTGCCTATGCCGGTTGCCCAGGCATCATCTGGAAAGGTCGATGCCAAGTAGGATGGCTGGACACCGAGGAGTGCGCTGAGGATTGGTTTCTCCATTATGAGTTCTTTGACCGTCCCGGTTCGTCTGGTCTCTTTATGTTGACGTGGTGCATCGAACAGGCGATTCATCCGAGACAAGAATTCTCGATCATATTGGGGCAATAAGACCTGGATCTCTGGGTTGAATATGGCGAGGGCGTGGTACGTCATGGGCGGCCCCCGCTGCGGGAGGAAGATTTTCCTTGCTTTGGCGAGATCGTCCATGAGGGAGGCCCGCGTAGCCGAGTCGGCGGCCCCGGTGAAGGCTGGCTTCTCAATGCCGGGGACTTTGACTTCGCGCATAATGCCGAGGGCTCTTTCGATGACATCCTTGCCGATGCCGGGGGCGGCGACGAGCATGGCGTAGATATTCGGATAGGTGTCCATATCGCCGACGACCTGGGTCCAGACACGACGCTCAAGCGCGGCCGAGACGAGGGCAATGCCAGCCCACAGGCGGAACTGGATGGGTGACTGTGTCTTGGTCGTATAATCCAGCCAGACATCTATGAGATCATCCCATTTTCCATTCGCTTGCATGACATTCTAGTTCCTCCCTTCAAGCGAGGGGTTGGCGTTGGAGGCCAACCTGCCGCTGACGGCTGTCGCCGACTTTTGGGTTGAATTTCTTGAGGCCATCGAGATTCAGTCTTGGGGGGCGGCCGTCACGGCGCAAGGCGGCGTCGATATCTGACTGCATCGTGACGTTTCCCCAATTCCAGCCGGTTTTGGCTTCGCCGGGGACGACATACTGCGAGCCGTCAGGCCGCCGCAGAGTGACTCTCATAAGTTCGAGGGCCTGTTCGACAACCTCATGCTCATCGCAATGCTGAGGGAACTCGAACGTCACCGAATCGTAGGTCTCGGCCAAGATGCGGACGTGAGGCATCTTTTTCCAGATTCGCCACAAAGCGAGTTGGGTCCGGCGGGCCGTCGTGGATTGGGGCATGAAGGCGATAGCCTCGCGAATGGTCGCGTCGTCGCCGGGGCGCCCAAAGAAATGCCTCTTTTGGCCAAAGGGCGTCTCAAGGACGGCATGTTGCTGCAATTGCTGGGCGATCCATTGCCAATACCGCGAGATGCCGGGATATGCGCATGAAGGGCCACGACAGTAGCGCTGCTGAAAGTCTTCCATCAACTTGAGGGGCACCTTGAGATGACGAGAGGCGGTCCAGGCGGTCCCCATGTAGTTTGAGAGATGGGAGCCTCGTTTAGCCATATCTCGATAGGTGAATTCTCGGTAGAATACTCCATTAGCAATTTGACGATCTTGCTGAAGATTGCCTGTCCATGCAAGACTGGGCCAAATTCGCCTTGCGTTGGCCGTATGGAGATCTCCACTTTCACAAGCATCGAGGAAGGTCCAATCATTGAAGAGGCATCCGATGAAATATCCGACATCACGGGCTTCCACTTGTTCGAGGTCAATGACACAGAGTTTGTGGCCGGGGCTGGCGACGAAGACCCACCTCAGGCCCGGGGCAATGTTCTGTTGAGGGCCGCCGGTGCCGAAGGCATTCTCGGAGCTCGAGGTTCTGCCGGTCTCCGTCCCGGCAATATTATACGAGGCACGGTGGCGGCCGTCGGAGTCGATCTCCGTTGTGAAGACTTCGAGCTGTTTCTTCAGTTCGCGCAGACGGAGTATCGTACTGACGAACGGTCTCGCGTAGAGGTATTGGTCGAGCTTTTCGAGGGCTTCGCGATTTACTGATAGCTTCTTCTGGCCTTTCTGCGAGAGCCAGACTTCAGGTAATTGCATTCTGCCATAGAAAAACTCCTTCAGGTCCTTGGTCGAGCGTGGGTTGAGGCCGCGATCCCAGACCGCCGAAGCCATCGCATTCAGATTCGATTGCAGGGCTTCGCACCGTGCGTTGAGCTCGCGGACTGCGGCCTGGCGTGAGAGCTCGTCAACGAGGAACCCCCGAAGCATTATGTCGAGGTATGGTCCCTGGAGTTGTTTGCTGAACTCGTAGATCTCAGGGAATTGGTTGTATGTGCGCCGCAGTTCTTGGAAGACCTCCAGCGTTACGCAGTTGTCGAGGCCGCAGTAGGTCTGATGGTTGGTCGCCGCATCGAGCGGAGCCTCTCGGCGCAACTCATGCGTCAGGATGACTGTCATCAGTCATGCTCAGTCAAAGCTATTAATAGAACTCCAATTGCAATAGCACCAAGTAGTGCTGAATAGTAAAGAAATAAATCCATTACAGGCCGCCTGATAAGTAAGTCTTGGACTGCTGCTCGCGACGCTGCTTGCGGTTGATTTCAATCTGGGACATTGTTGCCATGACGTTGACGACTTCCATCTTTTGAAACTCGTCGAGATCAGCGAGGACTTCGTATAGCTCGACGGCGATCTTAGCGATCTCCGATGGAGGCTTGAAAGGGGCGGTCAGCAGCGCGCTGCGCTGTTCACTCATCTCTCTTCTCCGTATCTGTCAGTCCGTGCATTAGTTTCCATGAGGCTTCATTCGTGTATATGCTGCCGAGAAAGCCGAGGCCCTTTGGCAGCTCAGGGAATAGCGAATGATGTAAGAGCATGGTGTCTTCTGCGACGTTCGCCGGGCGAAGCCCCATTCGTAACAGATATTGTAAGTCATAGAGGCCATTCTGGAAGAGTAGAGGAATGCCCGAGCGCATGATGTCGTTGACGAGGTTCCAGAATCGCGGCTCTTCGAGCTCGCTCCAGTAGGAGACTCGGCGGAGACCGTCTCTGCTGGGCCAGATTGTCGTATAGTTATCGCCTCGGCGCGTGCGATGGGGGCCGACCTGGACGACGATGCCGGTGGCGGGGCTCTCGGCGAAGCCGATGGTATCGATCATGCCGAGGGAGGTTTCAGTGTCGCATGCGAGGAGGGCTGGCCTACGGCGCAATATCTGTTGGACCCATTGTTCGAATTCGTCGAGTGAAGGTTGGACGATGACTGCGCGCTCGGGTCGCTGAATGTCGGCGAATTGCATCTCGCGAGCGGCCTTCATCAGATCTGCGACAATGATGGGGCGCCAGGACCAGCCAGAGGTCGTTCCACTGTAGAGGACGCTGGCTGGATGAAACGTTGGGAGGATTTTGAGGCCACTGGCGGCGCCGGCACCTTGTGTAATTGCTCCACGAATCTGTGTGATGTTCGTCGCGCGCAGCAGTGCCCAACAAGCCGTATTGCCCATTGCGACGACTAGGTTGGGGCGACAGGCAGCGAGTTCCTCATGAAGGCGCCAGATGTGGGGCAACCACTGCGGATGCAGATACTTCCTATCGGATGACAGAGGCGGCCAATCGTACGTCGGGTCGATGGCCTTGATGTCATCGCGCTTGAGGCAGAGTTCTGGGATCTTATTATCCGGTGGCCTCATGTTGAGGACATTAGTGAATGCGATGGATGCGGCCTGGAGCCAGGGTTCTCTCGAATTGATCCAAGAATTGCCAAATCGATGGAGTTCGGCAATCTGTCGGTGCATTGCGGGTTCGACTTCTGGCATGGCCTCACCAAGGATTAGCCAGAGCTCCTTGCCGGACTGGCCGACGAATGGTCTGCCGCCGGCTTCAAGCTCCTCGCGACCCCAGGCCTCGCCTACGAGGACGCACCTGGCATTGCGTGGGCCGGCCCAACCGGCCCAGATTTCAGTCTCTTGCGTCATCTACGTCTGTGCCTGCGTCGGGCCATGTTCTGGCCATTACTTCATAGACGTGGCCGTGGACTTCATGCCATGAGACTATATGGAGTGGATTGCGACACCAAGGATAATCCATCATTCGTTGCAATTCTTCTTTCTGGCGAACTGCACGTGGCTTGGCCTCGGGCTTGCGGCGCCGGGGCATCTCAGATGCCCTCCTGTTGTCGCTTGCGAAGCCAGTTGTCGAATTCGAGGAACATGTCCTGTGGCGTGCCGTCATTCGTCAGGACGAAGTCGGCCTCGATGCGCAGTTGCTCAAGCTCCGAGATGTGGCTTATGTCGCCGCCGGCGAGGCCAGGGCGTTCGATGCGGATAATGGAGCCACCTAGCGCGCGGACCATTTGGGCTTCATTCTGAAAGCGAAGGTCATCAACAACGACTGCATGATGTCGATGACTGCGCTCGTGCCATAGAATGGTCCAGAAATCAGGATCGACTGTTTGTCTGCCCCACTCCGTTCCGAGAGTCTGCATCAGAAAGCGAGAGGTCTTTCCAGCAAGCTCGACAATGGGGGTCTCTTTGAGGTCACCATGCAAGATGCGTTCGGCTTTGCTAAATGGGACGAATTGGTAATCGAGGAGTCCTCTGACTGCGGCTTTGAGGGGGCCGGCGAATGGGATGTTGAAATAGCCATGACGCTGGACGATATGTTTCGCGAGGGTTGACTTACCTGCTGTGGCGAAGCCACAAATGGCTATGACCTTTGGCATCATCAGGGGGCTCCTTACTGGGCAGCGACACGGCGTAACAGTCGCGAACGCCGTAGCTCTGCGCGAGCGCTTTCGGCGTACTGAAGGTTGTTCTCAATCCCAAGGACGAGTTGCGCATTCAAACTTTCTGCCGCACGCAGAGCTGCGCCCGAGCCGCAAGTCGGATCGAGCAGACGCGTTGACTCATCAACAAGGGCGGACATGAAATGACGGAGCATGGGCTCAGGCTTCGTACTCGGGTGAAGTCGGTGATCTGTCGGGCATGAGTACGTATCGGCGACTGTTCGGACGATCTGCCGGTCGCCGGCAGTAGCCAGGAGGCAGATCTCATACGTGTGGCGGAGGCCACGCCTGGGGTCCGAGGCGACGCCGGCATTGTCGGATTTCAGCCAAACGAGGGGGAATTTAGCCCAACGTAGGCGCGGGGCCGCCGCGAGCACGCGTTGTTGCGTCTCGACTATGGCTTGGGGCTCCGCTGTGTACCAGAACATTAGATGGCCGCTGACCGAGAGCAGCCGTGGCAGGAATAGCAACAATCCGTCGAGTAATTCTGTGAAATCCGTCGGCTTCGAGCTGTAGCCACTACCCTGATCGGCGAAGGCCGTCGGAGACATCTGCGGCCCGGCGAATTCATTCCTGCCGTATGGGAAATCACAGTGGATGAGGTTGAACTTCTCGCCCTCGTAGTGGGCTGCCCACGAGAGGAAGTCCTCACAGAGGATGGACTCGGGCGGTGGCGCCACAGGCGGCGGGCTGTCGGCTGTCGTCTGCTGGCTGGCTGCCGCCTGTTTTGGGAAGAGAATACGCTCGATCTGATCCGAGCGTTGGCGCGTTAGTCTACGGTCGAGGAGATTGGAGGCCTCGCGGACAGTTCCGCACGAAGCAACGCGCTCGTCGTCGATCTGACGCGAGACGCTTAGATAGAGGGAAACCGTCCCGTCGCTGAGGCTGATGGCTTCTGCGGTCTGCGTCTGGGTCCAGTCGGCGTCCTGATCGACATACAATGAATGAATCCTCGCTGTCGCCTTGACGAGGTCTTGCCAGACCAGATCCCTCCGTTTGATGTTCTCTTCGAGTTCGAGGATTTCGCATTCAAGCCGAGAAAGCTCGTCGAGATACCGGAAGGGGATGTCGGGTAGGCCAAGGGCTCTGCTGGCTTCGAGCCGTCTTTCGCCGCTGACTAGAACATGCTGGCGGGTTATGACAATGGGCTGAAGGACACCATGCTTGGAGATGGAAGGCTCGATGTCGGACGTGGTGATTTCACGACGCTGACGGCTGTCGCGGTTGATGACGACATCTGCAATGGGAATTCGACCGTAGTCATTAGAAATGGGCATCTTTCACCGTCTGT